TTTTTTCAGGTAAGGTTGAAGCTTCGTTTTATGGCGATAAATTTTTAAGACAAAGAATGTTTTTTGAGAACTGGCAGAAAAAAGTTTTTAACATAAACACCCACGATATGAATTATTACAATAACTATGTTGGTTCTATGGATATATACGTACTAGGTCAATTTGCTGCTGAGACAGGTGACGACCAAGCAAGAGTTACCTATGCAGTAAGATTGTTTGAAGTTTATCCTCAAACTATCGGTAGTATAGAACAGAGTTATGCTAGTGATGAACAAACAATAGTACCGGTAACTTTAAACTTTAGATACTGGAAAAATTTAACAATTGACCAAGTTGATGGCGCAACAATAGGAAAAGCATTTGGTGATGTGCCAACAATAAAAGCAAGTAAAGATTTTGGTCTGTTTAGTGGTTTACTTGGTAAACTACCGCCTGAATTACAAAGAGCAGGCAGAGACGCTTTACAGACCGTTAAAAGAAGTCTACCAATTGGTAGAATTACTGGTGGAAGATTATTTCCACCTTTTGGCTAATATATAATAAAGGAGATAAATTATGGCATTGCCTATATTAGAAACAGCGACATACGAATTGACGTTACCTTCAAGTGATGTACAAGTCAAGTATAGACCTTTTCTTGTAAAAGAAGAGAAACTATTATTGATGGCTATGGAGTCAGAAAATGGTAAAGAGATTACAAAAGCATTGAAAGAGATTGTTCAAGCGTGTACTTTCGGAACTATTAATGTCAATGCGTTGCCTACATTTGATTTAGAATATATATTTTTAAATATACGTGCTAAGTCAGTAGGTGAAGTTGCAAAACTTAAAATATTGTGTCCTGATGATAAAGAAACATACGGTGACGTAGAGTTAGATTTATCAAAGGTTGAGGTACAAGTAGATGATAAACATAACAATACAATTCCTATAAACGATAAGGTAAAAATTGTTATGAAGTATCCTACAATAGATACTTTTGACCCTAGCATTGACGCAACTAAATTAAAAACCGAGCAATTATTTGATATAATCGTTAGTACGATATATGAAATATATGATGGTGAGACCGTGCATAAGGCAACGGATTATAAAAAAGAAGAGTTGAATAAATTTATAGAGTCTTTAACAAGTGAAGACTTTGGTAAAATACAACAATTTTATAATACTATGCCAAGATTGCAACACGAAGTTGAGGTGGAAAATCCGAAAACTAAAGTGAAAAGTAAAGTTATGCTGGCGGGGCTACAAAGTTTTTTCGTATCGCCCTCTGCCACGACAGCCTAGAGAATTATTTTCAGGTTAACTTTGCTTTAATGCAACATCATAAATATTCTTTAACAGAATTAGAGAATATGGTGCCTTGGGAGAGGGAAATTTATGTTGATTTATTAATCACATATCTTAAAGAAGAACGAGAAAAGAAAAGACAACAAGAGAGAGAGTTAAAATAATGTTTGAAGAACAAAAAAAGTCCGCTGTTGACAAAATAAAATGGGTATGGTGGTTTCTAAAAGAAGAATTACCACAATTCCTATCAAACTGGCGAACCGTACCAAGACTTATGATGGTACTATATGGTATTGTATTCTATAATACAATGCAATGGTTTATGGCACTACCTGAACCTAATAACGCTCAAGCAGGTTTTGTGAGTGTGGTTGTTGGTGCTGGCGCTGCCTGGTTTGGTTTATATGTTAACGGCAAATCAAGTAAAATACAAAAGTAATGATTAAGAGACATAATAGACAAAGAAATACACCATACTTTATGCCTATTAAGAAAGACATAACTAGATTTTATATGAAATTAAAAAGTAAGTTAAGTTTTTATGGTTGGCAAATAAGAAGTGGCACAAAATAGGAGATACACATATGAATTGCAATAATTGTGGTCACGAAAGACATTGTAATGATACGTGTACACAAACGTACAAAGATGGCGATAATAAAGAAGTATTAATTTTATGTTGCAATAGTTGTAGTTGTGATAATTGTAAAGAATAATGGCAGAGATAGTTGTAAAAGACAAGAAAGATGATAATGTTGAGAAAGCTCTTGACATTGTAAACGCACAACAAAAGATTGTGGGTAAAGCACTTGTTGGTGCTTCAGGAGCAACACTTGTTGAGAAGTCGGAAGAGTCATACGAACTATTAGAACATATTAGACAATTATCAAAGAGAAGTTTAACAAGTTTAAAAAGTATTGCAGACTCACTTGTTAATATGTTTAGGTTTGACAAAGATGAGGCACGTAGAAGAAAAGACCAAGCAAGTGAATTAGCAAAAGAAAAAGATTTTGTAGGTCCGCCATTGCCTTCTAACGAAGATGTATCTACAAATGATGATAGTAATAGAGGTGGCGGAGGCGGAGGTGCATTAGCATTTTTAGCAGGATTTTTATCAAGAATACCAGGCGTAGGTGCAATGAAGAAATTATTTAAACCTATAATGGGATTTTTTGGCAAGAGTGGTGTATTATTCAAGATATTCGGTAGATTTGGTCCTCTAGCAGGTCTAACATTAGCAGTTGGTTTTTTAATTAGATATATTGACGATATAGCAAAGGCATTAGCACCTGTATTAGATGGATTAAAAGCATTATATACAACATTAGAACCATTGTTAAAAGCAATAATGGCCGTAATAGATGTAACCGTAAAACTTGGTTTAAATGCTCTAGCGGCAGGTTTAAAAGTTGCTATGGGTGGTTTAGTTATGGCGGCTCAAACATTTATGGCGTCATTAAAATTTATATCAGACCTAATAGTAGGTTTATTTACAGGTGATTTTGATTTAATTAAAAAAGCATTTAGTGATGTATTAAAAGCTTTTGATGATATAGGTAATAAGTTTTTAGGTGTATTAAAAGACGCCTTTGTAGGTTTAATTAATGGTATTGGTAATATATTTGGTTTTGATAATTTAATTGAAACAGCAAGAGTGTATTTTATGGAAACAATACCAAACGCCTTTAATGAAGCAATAGAGAATTTAAAAGTAGAATTTATGAAAGATATAAATTTTATTAAGACTAGATTTGGTGAGATTTTTGACGCAATTGGCGAAACGTTTACTAGTACGGTTGAGAGTGTAAAGAATTTCTTTGTATCATTACCAGGCAAAATTATGAGCGGTGTCAAAAGTTTATTTCAACCTGTTATGGATTTCTTCTCTAGTATAGGCACATCAATTAAACAAGCAATCAATGGTATTATAGACGCATTGCCAATGCCACAATTCTTAAAAGATAAAGTTAAGTTTGATATACCTGTAAAAGAGGAAGAAGTAGCAAAAGAAATTAGCACAGAAACACCAGATAATGTAATTGACGTTATGCCAAAACCTAAAGTAAAAGATGGTGTAATAGTAAATGATAGTAATGAACCGATTGTATATGCAAAATTTAATGCGGCTAAGAGTGCTGCTAAACTTGCTAATTTAAAAGATAATGAGGGTGATTTTGAGGCGAGAGCATTAAATACAGGTGGTTTTGTAGTTGCGTCTAATAAAGATAGTTTAACACCTAATGTAGAGATAGCGGCAAAACCAAGATTAAGACCTAATGAGATTGGTTCTACTAATAATAATATGGCGCCAATAATAATTACAAGAGGTGGCGATAACTCAACAATATCAAACGTTGCTAAAGTAGATAATAATAATGTTAATTTAAATGTTAACGTAGATAGTTACCACGATAGAATGAGTGTGGCAACTTAATATTGTCCTAAATCCTTTTCAGATATAATCTTAAACTCTAAACCATTATCTTCACAATAAGATTTTGCTGCTTGCCATTTTGCTTGATTTTTGATATATTCAAAACTCTCTTTCATATATGTTTTACTCTTCTTCTTGCCTAGTTTAGGTTTGCCTATTTGACGTGATGGTTTGACCTCTATCATATACTTCTTTTGTTTAGAAGTCTTTACAACAAAGTCTGGAAAGTATCTATGGTATTTCTTATCTATTGGATTGAAGTATCTAATTGGCAATTCTTCACTTGCCCAAAATAATATGTCTTGGTTGAGGTCACAATAACGCATAAAACGTCTTTCTAATAGTGACCGATACACTATCTTTTTGACATCTCCTACATATTTCTTGGGGTGTGTTGGTTTGTATAATCCTTGATAACTCTTTGCCATAATCTACCTATAATTCATATAAATATTGATAAAGGTATTTATAAATGGCATTTACAAAGTTAAAAAATCAGATATCAAGTCTAGCAACACCGTTCTTATCAAATGTGGTCAGTAATTTAGCTGCGCCTAGAAGTGCTAAGGACGCAGGTGCTGTAGCCGCTTCATTAAAAGAGAAATCACCATTTAATATAAGTGCGCCACCTAATCAG